CGTCTAATGGCATTTTTTCAAAAACTCTAGCTCCATCTTGTTTTGTTGTCCATCCCCATTCAACACATTGAAATGTTCCAAGAGACATATATAAAGCTTCCATAGCCTTTAGTTGTTCTAGTGACCAGCACTTAAATTCATAATTTATTTTTCTAAGTGCTCCTGTTGATCCAGTATCCTTTACAGTCAAAGAGGTTATCCCTGGTCTAGGCTCATTTCTATTGTTTAAGTCATACGATGTTGATAAGCCTTTTAGATTACCACTAAATAACTGAAATTGTTTTCTAAATTGTGTATTGCCATTTATTTTAACATTAGACGTAACTCTAATAAACGGTTGTCTACCGTGAGTCCATTCTTGGTAACCATTTGGTATTACTTGTACCCTTTTACCAATTGCCTGTTTTAGCGACTTTGGCCACGGCCTGGATAAAAAACTTCCCATTATATAACCCTTCGTTGTTGTACCATTTCGTTAAAATCGCCTATTATTTTATCAGTATCCATAGGTATGCGAATTTGTTTTCCAGCGGGAATTGCTAATGTTCCTTTACCTAGTCCATTTGCTTGAGCTATTATCCACCAGAGTGTGACATCATTATAATATTCAAAAGCCAAATGATCTATCCTATCTCCTATCCTCGCTCTAATATAAATATCTTCAGGGGTTCTTTCTATTTTAGGATACATTATGCTTGAATAAAATTCTCTGCCTGTATCTTTATCTTTTCTTTTTTTGCCAGAATCATATCTATTCATTATTGTCTCCAAGAATCATTTGTTATTGCTGCAAAAGCATCTGTTGTTGAGCTATGTACTCTATCAGTAACTTCTCCTCCAATATTAGCTTTACTAAATAATATTTTTCCACTAACAGAACAATCAACGTAAAACGGTAATTGCCTTCCTTCGTCTATATCCCATGGAGCATTGTCAACTGGAGTTAAAGTAAAACTATCAAGGATAAATGGGTTTTCTTTCCACCAATCTCCTATTGTTAATTTTAATAGTGGACCAACTGGTAATCCGCTTTCAATTTCAGGAGAAGTCATCTGTATAAATCTATTTAATCGCTTATAGTTTGCCTCCATTTCTGCTCTTGTAAAACTATAAACTTTAAAGTTAAAACTAGCTGCTCTTTCTATACTTTGAAATAAATACGTTGGGGTTGTTCTGCCTACATATGCTATATCTTGCCAACTATAATTGAATGCGTCACTTATTCCGTCTAAATATGCTCTAAATTGTAAAATTTCTTCTGCTGCATTAGGTCGTTTACTGCTGAATTTAAAGTTTATAAAGTCTTCAAATACATCAGAGTATTCTGCTGAAGTTTCTCCAACTGTTCCAGGAGTTATTGAGTCAAGATCAACTACTTTATCGTCTAATCCTAAATCAACCTTTCTATTACTCCTATCCATATTTGCTATTCCGCCGCCAAGCGAAGTTATTCTTCCGTAGTTTCCTCCAAATCTAGTCATCCTATCTAAACCTTCCCAAGGTAAAGCGGTTGGATCTCCTCCGTTTGGTTGTTGAAAGTTTAAGTTAACATTTTCCATCAACTCTCTAAAGTCCATTAGCGGATTTCCAATTCTTTCTTGGCTTCTAGGAATAGCTCCATATGAAAGAGTATTGTATCTTCTCAACGTTTGATTATTTGAAACATATAAATTTCCATCGGATAATTCTGCTGATGGTTGGTGTCCATTTGAAGTATCATTTCCACTACTATCATCAGGAGCTGCATCTTCTCCATCAATTGATATTATGTTGTCTAATATAAGGGCCTGTTGAGAATTATATGCGCCCTCTGCAAACATATCGTCGTAGGTATTAGAACCGTTTTTATCGCTATATCTATTTCCTTCGTCAGGAGTATCTATTACTCTTGCAAAACTAGGGTTTTCTGCGTTTGCTTGCATTCCACTAAAATATCTAGAATCTGCATACGTTCCACCTGTTTGTTCATGTTGGCTAATTCCTATTCCTGCATTAGATCTAAATATTGTTGTTCCGCCTATTCCATATACCGATCCAGGTCCTAAAAATCCTTTATCAGATAAACGGGTTATTTTAGTTTTTGACATTCCTCTAGTAAAACCAGGAACTTTACTACTTATTGCTCCGGCAAGGTCTCCAAAACCGTCAGGTTTACCTGCGCCCTTTCCTCCAGCATCAGATACAGCAAGTAGTCCTGATTTCATATCTGATTGTAAGTATGCTAGTCTTGATTTTGTCCTAGGACTACCATCTCCAAGAGGAGTTGCATCTCCAGTACCAGAATCAAAATTAATATCTGCTTTATCTGTTAAATTGCTTGTATCAGGAGAGTCAAACCCAGCCTTTTTAAGAGCAGATTTTGCTCCTTGACCTCCAGCTCCTTGTGCTAGTGGAGATTCGCTTTGATAAACGTTGTTTTCGTACCTTCCACTATTTGCAAGTTGGCCATTTAACGGACCTAAGCCATGACGGACAAGATGAATACCAATAGCATTTGTTAATGTTTGAGCAACAGTTGGTAAGCCTAATGCATATACCCTGTTTGCGCCAATTCCTACAATTTTATCAATTTGCATTTTAGGATTAGTAAGTTGCATTCCTACATTTTTGGCAATAAATAACAATCCTTTTGGACTTATTAAAAATTTACCTATTCTAAGAGCATCGAATAAAGATCTATTTATTGCTGTTCCAACTCCACCTCTAATTAGATCTATTCCAAGTAATGAACCTTTACCTCCCTTTGCAGAAGGTGAATCACTAAATAAACTCCAGTTACTTCCAATATCTCTTTGTACGAATGGTTGGTCTGTAGCATTTCCAAATGAATGAACATTTGTTGATTCTCTTCTAAGGTCTGTTTCTCCTTTTCCTGGTATTGATGTATATTGTTTTGCTATTTTTGATTCAAAAGAATCTCCGCCAAATTGAGATTTTCTAGCAGCTATTGAGGTATCTCCATAAGGACTACTTCTACCTAATAGTTTAAACTGCTGACCTATACTGTCTGTTTTACCAGGGGCAGATGATGGAACAACTTTGGCCAAAACACTATCGTATCTTTCACTAGAAAAGTTATATGATCGGTTTGTTCCAGGGGTTGTTGGATATGTAAAATCATTTCCAGCTATACCAATAAAATCGCTATCCCCTCTATATTGTCCTAGAGATTTTAAATTAAAGCCGGTTTGCTTTATATCTGCTATTGAGTTATATGCTCCGCCTACTTTTTCATTGTATTGTTGTCTAGTCCAAGTTGATGTTGATCCAGGATTATCCGTTGACATTTGAAACTGTAAGTTTGGCATGCTACCTATTACTCCTGTAAAATCACTAGGGCCCAGATGTTTTTTACCGGTAATAAAACCGTTCATATCTATATCTGAAAGGCCTTTATGCACTTTTAATTGTGTAGATAGTTTTTGACTTGTAAACTTAAACGCCCCGGCGGTTCCACCTATTCCTTTAAATTTACTGTTTGGATTAGTCATATTTTTTGTAAAGCCTGACGCGTCTATGTCTGCAATTCCATTTACTATTTTTAATTCTGGAGTTGTAAAGCCAGGGGTAAAACCAAATGCTGAAACCTGAGGACCTGATTGGCCTGGAGAGGACATATTATTAGATACATTCTGTGTAGTAAACGCTGGACTAAATAAAAATCCTGGAACGTCTATACCTATTTTTTCAGGTGTGGCTGGTAAATCAAACACCTGTATATTAGATGTCATTTGACCTGGAGAAAATACTCCTATTTCAGGAGAGTTTTTAGCTAAATCTGTTAGTGGTGTTTGATTCACTGAAGTATTTAATTGAGGCGCCGAAAGATTAGACTGTCCAGCCCTTGGTTGAATAGCAGAAAATTGGCTTCCGTTGTTTTTATAAAAGGATGCTAAATCTACAGTTTCAAATTTATTTATGTTTGGTCCATCTGCCATTTTACGCTCCTGCTGGGTTTCTTCCTAAAAACATGGTTTCTCCTACTTTTCTACCGTCTAACTTAACGTCTCCACCTTGTTTAATTACGCTTATTAATTCATCCATTTTAGATAATAATTGTCTGTTTATATCATTATCTTTTTCAACACTCTCTGAAGTTTGTCCATCTTCTCCGCTAGAACCTGATTCTCCGTCTTTTCCAGATAATTCTGAAGATGTTGAATTTTCGCCTTCTTCCTCTTCTCCTCCACTAAATATACTAAATACTGTTCCTAATACGGCTCCCATAGCTGCTAATGCCATTAGAGTACCTAAGAAAGGAGTAATTGCAGCTAATCCAAAAGCAAAAGGAAGTAGTCCAATTCCCATAGCAGCAAAACCTGCAGCAATCATCATAAATGCCCCTCCTAATCCTGCCAATTCAGTTATAGTTTCACCTATTTCTCCCATCATTGAAAATCCTTTTGCCATTTCTTGTATTGCTTTTCCTAGAACATAAACTGCAGCGGCTACTATTAACATTGCAGCAGCTCCTGCGATAATTGCAATTGCTCCAACTCCTGAAGACATTATTGCCCCTAATAAAGCTACGGCTCCAACTAATGCTAGCATACCAACTATGGCTTTACCAACATCTCCCCAACTAACTTCTGAAAATTCTTGTACAGCCTTACCAAACACATATACAGCTGCTGCAACAACAACCATTGCGGCTGCTCCCATAAGAACTTTTTTCATATCGACTTTTCCTAGCTTATCCATAAAACTAGTACTTCCTGATCCAGAGGTACCTGCAGCTGCTTCCGTTGCTTTTGTTGGACTAGGTATTGCTGACTTTACTTTATCTGTGCCTTTTGAAATTAAATCTTTACCTTTGGCCTTAGCTTTATCAGTTACTTTTGAAACTAAGTCTTTGCCTTTTTCCTTAGCTTTATCAGTTACCTTTGACGTTGCATCTGCTGCTGGAGTCTTGGATCCTAGTCCTACAAATTTAGCTAATATACCCATTCCACTTTTTGCTGCTTTTGCTGCATCTTTAATACCTTGTTTCATCGACCCATACGCTCCAACTCCAGCAATTATTGAGTTTACATTTTCTGCTGCAAAGCCAGCAAGTCTTTCTCCATGTGGTACAGCTTCAGCTGCTAATTCTCCAGTCTTTTTAAAATGCTCTAGTTCTTCGCCTTTAAGACCAGTTATTTTATCTTGATTAGCCAACATCTTAGTCATTTCTTCAACAGTTAATCCTGCAGCTGCGGCCGCTGCTTCTTGTTGTAGTACAGATAAGTTTTGGAAGTCTTCAACAGTACCAAACTGCTTTGCTAATTCTTTAACTACCGTTAAATGGTCTCCTTGTAATGCAGCTGCTCTAGCGGTTTCTAGATTAAGTTCTCGGCCAAGCATTACCTCTGCTTCCATTTCTGCACTTAAAGATTCTTCTATATTAAGTAGGCCTCTACTTGCAGAAACTAGTGAAGACATTTCAATTCCTATTTTTTTAGTGGCTACAGCAGTTAGTGCCATTCTTTTTGCACCTTCAGCTCCAAATCTAGCAAATTCTTCACTATTAGTTGCCATATCAGAAAGTATTTCTCCTGGAGCTACATTGTTTGCCTCTGCTAATGCTATCGCGCCTGCAGTAAGTGCATCTGCAGCTTCTTCACTTCCTCCTGTAATATCTAGCTGTATTTTTCTTAAGTTTGCTGCTTCTTTAACTGATACTCCATATCTTTCTGACATGATACCAACCGCCTTAACGTTGCCATATGTTACCTCACTAAGATCTGATGCTGAGTCAATCATTGCGCTTTGAGCTTCGACAAAGTCCATACCCATTCCAGCAAATTCCATTTTTAATAGCTTAGTTTGTTTTCCAAGTTTAAATGCAGTACCTTGACTTACACCTAAGTTTTTTGCTAAGTCTCTAGTACTTAATACTTGGTCTGCTAAAAATTTAGATACTGCTCCAAATGCTAAAAATCCGTTACTGAATACTCCAATATATTTTGTGGCTCCAGCTTTTAATTTTTTAAGCATATCATCTTGTTCAGACAACGCTTCTTGTTGCGAAGCTAATATATCTCTTCTGGATATTCCGAGTGCATTTGTTTGATTTAACTCTTCATTTAAAGCTGCAACGTTATTAAACTGTCCATCTACGGCTGCTGTAATATTGTCAACTTCTTCTCCTGTTAACTCATATTCTGAAGCTAGGTTTTGAACTATTTCAGCCTGTCTTCCTTGTACGTCTTCAAGGTCTAGGTTTCCTTCTACAACCTCTTTCATTAAGTCTCTTTCAAGACTAGCTATGTCTAATATTGCTTGAGACTTTCCAACCCTTCCAGCCTCTAATGCTTCTTTGGCTTTTGAAGTTAATAAAGAAGATTGGTCAAATCCTTCTATTGCTTTAGCAGATAATACTTTTTCCTTTTGAAAGTCTGTAATATCTTTTTCTATACCTTTTAGTTTTGCAGAGGTTTTTAGTTGTTCTTTATATTCTGTTGCAATTTTGGCAACAGCTTCTTTTTGATCTTCTACTTTTTCTGAAATTGTATCTAAAGATTTTTCTTGGGCATCTAATGCTTTTTTATATGCTTTAGCTTCTTTTGACCGCTTATCTGAAAACTCACCGTACTTGGTGTACATAGTGCCAACCCTTCTAACTGCATCGTCAAGGTTTTTGTTGAGCTTTTTTTGCTCTTCATTGGCTTTTTTTATGTCTTCAAATTTTGGCATTAGTTATATTACAGTTTATTTATTGCGTCTATATAAGCATTTGTTCTTGGATTATCAGAAGATTTCATGAGTGCTACTAACTCAGGAGTATTCATCATCTTTTTTACTGCTCTTTTTTGGGCAGCTTTTGACATACCGGTAAAAAGTTTACCTAAAAGTTTAGTTATTGCGTTTTCTTCTGAGATTATTGATTTAACCTCTGTTCTAATTTGTTTGCGAAGTTCCTGTTCCGTCATTTTTTTTCTCCTGATTTTCATAGTTTATCATATATAAATATCAGAAAGTTAGAGTTATTATCTCTTTCGAGGCATTCTTGGAGTAGATTTTTTGTTTTGTTTTTCTGCCTGTTCTTTTTCTTTCTTTTTAACATCCGTCAACTTGTCAAGATAGAATCTTCTAAGATGTACGGGCATCGTATAAAGGTCAGTCCAGTTAAAACCCCCTTGGGAGTAGTACGCCATTTCAAATAACGTTTTGTGCAGAATGGCCCTATAATTAGGACCTAGGCCAAAAAAACTTAACGGACATTGGCATGGTTACTGATCTTTCTTCTCCATCAGATTCGCCATAGTATGTATATGTAAGATCAATATCTGGAGATACTTGCTTTATATATTCTCTAAACTCAAGAGAGTCTCTAGATAAAAATTCTGTGTCTACAAATTTAGATATTTTAATTCTATCCATTTCTCCATCTACTGAAAGTATCATGTGTTTTAATCTAGTGCTTAGTTCAGGTGACACACCGGATATCCTGTTTGAAGCTTTTTTAGCTGCCTTTATTGAATCTGCTATTTTTTTATCATCACCATGTGTTAAAAGTTTAAATTCAAGCATTCTTTTTGCAGCAGGTAATTGAAATGAAAATTTATTTTGTCCTTTTTCAAATGTTGAAGGATCTAATCTCTTATTTAAAAATAACGTAAGATCAATATTTTCAAGCTGTTTATCTCCATTAGGAGCGGTTAGTTCAACTTCATAATTTTTACCATATGCTAAAACTCTAGCGGCTATCATAATAGCGTTTTTGTCTCCAACAAGTAATTCGTTATAATTTATTGGACTAACAATAAGTGATTTTAGTAATACATCAATAACTGTTCCGTTCTTAATAAGGTTTTGGGAAGTAAGAATATCTTCCTCTTTAGCCGTCATATATTTAATTTCAACTTTTCCAGATGATAGTGGGCTTGTATCTGGATATAACAATCCTTCACTAGGTAATTCTATTGTTTCAGTTGGGAATGCATAATTTTTAGCAGCTGTTTCCACCGCGGGTCCAGCGTTTTGAATTGCTAAATTTTTTATGTCTTGGTCTGATAATCTTTCTTGTCCAGGGTAATCTTGGTCTACTACTTTAGTCATAACTTTTCTCCTATTGTTTCTAATATAACATATATAAATATATATTTCTGCAAAAAATAAACAAAAAAAGACCCTAAGTTATAGGGCCTTTTAAAAATATGTAGTGTTGTTATCTTAGAATTGTAATATCCAGTAATCACATTGAATTTCCATAGTGATTTCATTAACTGCATTTGTAGCTGTCCAATCTATTGCTCCAAAGTCAGCACTTGTAATATATGCACCTTTACCAGTCCATTCTTCTACCTTATCGCCTACAGGTCCAAGTACATTTATTGTTACGTCTTTCTTATAGAAATCCGCATAACCATCTCTACCTGTTACTGATTCGTGGTGTAGTCTTACCCACTCCATAACAGCTTGAGCTCCTGATGGTACAATTGGGTCATAAAGTGTTAAACTTATTGGGCCCCAAGTACTTTTACCTTTAACGTATCTTGAAACATTTATATGTTGTAATTCAACCGTTTCAGTCGTTATAACTGGCCTTGCAGCCGCTTTAATAAGATATGCTGGAATTCCATCAACATAAAATATAAATCTATTTTGCTGTTTGGGCTCAAACGCCGTGAACATTATTTCATTTGGATCGACTAAATTTGCCATTATTTTTCTCCTCTATATATAAATATCGTCTTATACTGTTTTTTATTCTTCAAAAGATGCACCTGTTCTCATAATATTAAAGTCAACGATGATAAATTCAGCAGCTTTTGCAGGCTGTAAAAATATTTCACCTTTCATTTGATTTCTGTCTATAACATCAGGAGTATTATTTGATTCGTCCATAATAACTTTGAACGCATATAAACCTTGTTGTTGTTGAACAGTTTCAAGATACGGGTTAACAATATTTAAGAATCTATTTCTTGTTGCCGTTGTGTTGTTTTCAAATACTAAGTATCTAGTAGAAGATGCTATAAATTTCTTAAGTTTAATTAACAGTCTTCTAACATTAATTCTATCAAGTGCAGATGGTTTAGTTTGTAAAGTTTTCTGACCCCAAACGCAAACTCCTGTATTAGGGAATATTGCAATTGGATTAACTTTACCTTCGTATAAATCATCTCTTTCTGCGTGTGTAAGTCTAGTGTATGGCTCAGTTACTGTAGTTAAGCTACCTCTATTAAGACCTGCAGGAGCAAACCATGGGAAAGCTACCTTGTCATTAAATGAGTATACACCAGGTATTACAACTGACGGTGGAACAAATAAGAATCTATTTATTGTTGCATCAAATACTCTAACCCAAGGATAATACATTGCCGCATAGTTTGTATCGTAATTTGCCGCTTGAGTAGTTGCTGCTGTTACGCTATCACCATTAAGAGAGTTAACTCCATCAATAATATAGAAACAATCACCTCTTGCTTCACAAACATCCATTACTTTTGTTGCAAAATTAGCTGCATTTTGTGTAAGTAGTCCTGGAGTTACGATAAGATTAATATCTATTTCGTCAGGATTAGTTACAGTATCAAGAGCTTTTTTGTATGCAACATATCCATCTGCAGTTGTATTTGCAAAACTAAATCCAAATGTATTGGTAGATAACATATCTTTTCCAATAGCAATTTGTTTTGCAGGGTTAACTCCATCAAATCCTCCTTGGAAAGCTAGTGTAAATCTTTTAGCATTTAATGCTGTACTTCCAGAAACTTTAACTAATGGATCGGCTCCAGTAGTTGCCATTCCATCAGTACTGTTTTCTAATAAGAAGTTTGAGTTATTACCTGTTACAGCGTTATCAGAAAGTGGAGCTAAATAATTATATCCACCATTCTTTAATACTGTTTCGTCAAAGTTAAATCCAAAGTATGTAGTTGTATCTGTTCCTAAACTTCTAGAAGTTACTAAGGCAGCTGCAGGATATGAAGCTACTTTTGAGCCACTAACTGTAATAGATAGTGGAGAGATGTAAGGCTCATTTCCAAAAGGAATTAAAGATTCATCGTATACCGCATTTGCTACGTTTGCATGAGCTTCTACTCTTATAAATTTAGATATATTAGGATAGTCTCCACTAGTAACTAATTTTCCATTAGCATCATATGAAGTATTTCTATCACCAATAAGTCTACAAATATAGTTTGGAGAACTAGGGTCTAGATTACAGTTTGAATAGGATTCTAATGCTAATACTTTATTATCTGTATCGTCTATAGGTCTAACAACAACTGTAAAGCTTCCGTAGTCTTGACCACTAATACTTCCTGCGTATTTTATACCCAATATACTTATTTTATATTTTCTATTTGAATCTGTACCATCTGAT